GCGGCAAATCGACTGAGTCGGAGCATAGCAATATTGACTCTGTCAAAGGCGCTTATGTGTCTGATCTAAACTCATATATCAATCCAATTCTTGATGAAATCAAATTGAAGATGAATTGCCCTGATCTAAAGCTAGACGTTAAATCTGCGATCGATGTGGATGACAGCATTATGGTTAATCAAGTCAATTCCATGATGCAAGCAGGCGTCATTGATCAAAAGCAAGCACAAATCTTGTTAAAGCAATCAGGAGCATTGCCGATGAATTTGATTCCATCAGCAAATGAAGGAGGTGAGAGCCAAGATGATCAAAATTGATGTTAAAGGCGATGTGATCGATAACTTCACAGCGCCTTTTTATGACTTCTTAGATTGGCAGTACACTAGCCCTGCCAAGATGCAAGACAATTTAGATAAAGCACAAAATCAAGACGTAGAACTCGATATCGCGAGCTATGGCGGAGATGTTTTTGCAGCTTCTGAAATCTACACCATGCTAAATCAGTATCCAGGCAAGGTGACAGGCGTCATTCAAGGGATGGCTGCATCAGCTGCCAGCGTGATTGCTGAAGCGTGCGACCATCTGATCATTAGTCCAGCTGGCCAGATGATGATCCACAAGGCCGCTATGACTAGTGATGGCAATGCAGACAGTCATGTGAAGACTGCCAATGTCTTGAGCACCACTGACCGCACGATTGCCAGCATTTATGAAGCCAAAACAGGCAAGTCAGAAGCAGAAATCATTAGCTTAATGAGCGATGAAACCTATTTGACTGCTAAAGATGCTGTTGATCAAGGCTTCGCCGATGAAGTGATGCAAGTCGGCGATAAGGTGCCGCAAGTTGTCAATGGGATGCATCAAATCCCTTCACACGATCAAGTCCAAGAATTTATGAACTTGGTCAAAAATTCCAAGAAATCAAGCGCTGAACCAGAGAAACAAATCTCTGGTCACAGCGCTCTTTTTAAACAAAAATTAGCAATTTTAAGAGGAGAATAAAATGCCAGGAATTACTAAAGAACAAGTCCAGAACACGTGGATGATCTGGGCCGGCAAAGTTTCAGACCTTAACAACCAACTGAATGTTGGCTTGGTTGATGACTCTTTGACTAAAGAAGACTTCGAAACTAAACGTGCTGCACGTGATAAAGCTGTTAAAATGCGTGACCTTGCTTTAGAACAATTGAAGCAATTTGGCGAAGACGAGCCTAATCCAGCTGACGATGACAAAGGTCACGATGTTAAGAGCCTAAAGAATAATAAAGAGCAAGCTAAAGCTGATCTGTTCAAGCACATTAATAACTTTGTTCATGCACGGCACATTATGAATGATGGCTCCAATGGCGAAGTGACCTCTACTGTGGTTTCACCAATTATTCCAGAAGAAATCATCTATAATCCATCAGCTGAAGTGAACTCAGTTGTCGACTTATCAACGCTGATTACGCGTACTCCTGTTGTGACTGCTTCTGGTAAGTCACCAATTTTGGCGCGCGCCGGCTATGTTTTCCCAACGGTTGAAGAATTACAGACAAATCCAGAGCTGAAAGGCCCTAAATTTACTGATGTTGAGTGGAAAGTTGACACTCACCGTGGTGCTTTAGCCATTTCAAACGAATCAATCCAAGATTCTGCTGTCGACGTTTCTAGCATGGTAACTGATCAATTGGCAGAAGCGCGTGTTAATACCTACAACAGCGTCATTTCTGGCGTTTTGGGCGGTTTTAATAAGGCCACTGCCAACACTGACAATTTAACTGACGCATACAAGTGGTTGCTGAACGTTGGCCTTGATCCGGCTTATTCACCATCAATCGTGGCATCACAAACGATGTACAACGCTCTTGATACTTTGAAAGACAAGAATGGCCAATACATTTTCCACCAAGACATCACCGGCAAGTCTGGAGATAATTTGCTGGGCATTCCGGTTTACAGGGTTGGTGATACTTTACTTGGTAAAGCTGGTGAAGCTCACGCCTTTATCGGTGACTTAAGCCGGTCATTATTCTTTGCTGACCGCCAGCAGATCACTTTGTCATGGCAATACAATGAGTCATACGGTCAATACTTAGCTGGTGCCTTACGATTTGGCGTTAGCGCAGCTGATGTTAATGCTGGCTACTTCTTAACTGCCGATGTACCAGCATCATCAATCGTTAAGCCAGCAATTACGCCTACTCAAGGCTCAACTGTAGCAGGAGACACCGCTAAGTCTGGCAGTGGTAAGTAGATAGGTGATAATTAATGACTGACGATAAGAAGGGCGTAACAGTCCAAGAATTGCGTGAATATTTGCAAAATGATGGCCTGTCAGATGCATTTTTGCAGGGCTTGATTGACGATGCAGAGAACAACGCACGCAATTCCATTGACGACAGCCTAGATCTTGATGTTTGCCGAAAATATCCGGACTTCAATATGGCCGTGAAAATTTTGGCTGATTTTGAAAACTGGATGCGTGGCCAACATACTTCAGTTGATATGGCTTATCCGAGGTCCTACTTGTATCGCTTAAATCAGTGTCGATGGAAGATCAGGAGGGAGCAGCATGGCAAATAGATTTTTGCCGGCTAACTTTACCGAGCAGATTGAGTTTGGTAAGGCTAATCGCATTAGAAATCCAAATACAGGCGCTAGTGATTTGACTTTTGTCAAAGAATTGGGGCCTTTTTTATGTGCTCCATACGCGCGGACCATGCATCAGAACTTTCAGTTGCTTGGCACCGAGTTTTCAGATACTCGGCAAGTAGCGATTTGGCACAATCCGTCTGTGACAACCTCACTCCAGTTCGCCAAAATTGGTGGCCAAATCTATGACCTAGTTCAAGTTTCGCCTGATCAAACAGGATCGCCTAATAAAGTCGACATTTTGACTTTGAAGCCTAATGACAGCGTGGAGGTGAGTGCAGATGGCTAGCCTAGAAGAACAGCTGGAGGCATTCCGCAAACGTGTTGCTGCGTGTGTTCCTAACAAGGAACAGCAGCAAAAAGCTACTGAAGCTGGTGCTAAATACTTTGCCCAAGAATTGAGCAAAATTACGAAAGAAAAGCACTATTCCAACAAAAAAGATGCCAAATATGGCCACATGGCTGACCATATTAGCTTTCATGCCGGCAACGGCGATGGCGTTATGGATGGCAGCTCAACAGTTGGCTGGACTAATCGCTATCACGCGATGAACGCTATGCGGCTGAATGATGGCACGGTTCACATTAAAGCTGATCACTTTGTGGACAATGCGCGTGAAGATTGTATGCAAGGCGTCCTAGAAGCTGAAGCAAAAGCTTTGAAAGGGGATGCTGACTAATGCAACCCATGAAGATACCAGTGATCCAAGTACTTGAGCTTCTTCAACAAGCACCATGTGACTGGATTGATGAATTTTTTGTCGGTAGCTTTGATCTTGGCTTCAAGCCAGATGTCAATAAAACATATGTCTTGCTTCAAGATGGCGTCGGTAATCTTGGTGATCATGCTAATGATTCACTCTATTCAATTGATGCTGTCATTGAAATTCAGGTCTTTTTTAGTAAAAAAATCCAAATAAATATTTTACAAGCACAACTTTCCCTAATGTCACTGCTTGAGCCTAACGGTTGGTTGCCTACCGCAATTAGGCCAGTCACTACCGACCCTGATACTCAGCAGAAAACGGCAACTGTTTATGTGCGAAAAACTTTAAGAATTCGAGGTAATTAAAATGGCTAAAAATCCAAGTTCTACCACTCATGGTATTGAACAAGTAATTTTCGGTTTAGTTGACGATGATGGCCAACTGATTGCTGATCCTGATAAAGGATTAAGTGCAAACGGTCTGTACTCACCAACGATGAATTATGAAGGTGCTACGACTGCTAACTGGACTGGTTTGGAACAAACCGGGACTGACCAGTTTGCTAATGACCAAAAGAAGCGTCGGACAACGCCGGCAGCCAATCCATCTTGTGCGCTGACTTTCCTGGATATTGGCTGGAAACAAAAGAACAAGATCACAGGTTATGTGCAAGATGCCAACGATGGTGGTTGGTCACTGTCAACATCTAAGCCGCATGTAGCCATGCTGACAGTTGCTAAAGGCTTAGATGGCTCCAAGATCTATGAAGGCTGCGCAAAGGGCACCTGCATTGATCCACAACACCAACACCAAACTGATAACACAGCTGAAGTCGACGCAGATGCAGCTATGACCTACTCAGCTGAAGTTCCTGATGCAGACGTGTTCAAGACTTCAGATGGCTCAAAGCAACCATATCGCAAGTGGTCATCTGCAGACGCAAACTTCAGTCTGGATCAAGTCTTTGCTCAAGTGTTCCCTGGCTTTAAAGGAACTGCCAGCTTAGACGTTGAGCACATTACCGCACCAACTTCTGGTAGCGGTTCAAGCACTCAACCATCTTCTGGCTCTACTACTGATTCAGACGCTCATACTGGCAATCCAACCGCGTAGTTTTTGATAAGCAGGGCGGGAGCGGTAGGCAAAATTGAAAGGAAAAATCATGACGACATTAATCAAGATCGATACGACACCATTAGGCATTGCTAAGAAGACCATGCAGGTCTTTCCTTCAGGAGCTGTTGTTGATAAGGCGCAAGATATCAGCATTCAAACGCTAGAAGTGCCTGAAACCAAGTCAGCTTTGGAAGCTTTTAAGATTCAAAGAGACGTGAAGCTGCATGCTAAAGCGTTCTTGAAGCAATTGCTTGGATTGACTGAAAAGCAAGTCGAAAAGTTCAATGAGTCAGTCACTAATAACGACTTCATGGCTTACGTAGGCTACTTGATCTATTTGCTGGATGGCTCAGATTACGAAACTTTTGCTGAATTCCAAGACAACACGCATGCACAAAATGAGGAAGCGCAAGCTGACCCAAAAAAGCCCTCTACCGCCGAAACAAATTAGTACTTGATTTAAGGAATCGGCGCATGGATTACAAGCGCATGAAAAAGACGCTTTTCTTAGAAAAAGGCGTCCTACCGGAAAAGATTGATTCGATGAATTACTACGATTTGTTAGATGTCCTAAATGTACCTGAAAATGATCTCTCCGATCCAGGTGCAGAAAACGCC